CTGCTGATCAGCTCGCCCATTGCCGCCTCATCAATCTCAAAGCCTTCCAAGTAGTCCTTGACTTCGTTCTGATTCAGTCCCTTGAGCTTATAGTAGAAGTCCATGCGGTTCGCAAAACGTGTCAGGGAACTCTTCAGCTCTGTCTCAAGTCTTGGCTCTCCTGCGATCACGATACCTACATCGCTTTGGTCGAAGATTCCGCGGAGTATCTCCATCTTCTTCTGAGTGTATTTGTTGATGAGCTTGTCTGCTTCGTCAATGATCAGGAGATATCCCTGATTGACATTGAAGAACTCTCGGATGCGGTTCACGCGGCTCCATATGGTTCCGCCTGTGCTTCTCGGCATCCCGAGCTCCATCTCGATCGCTTCCACCAAGTCCCGGCAAGCCATCGTATCATCACACTCGATATATGCCACTCTCTGAAGCTTTGCATACTTCTTGAGCGCATGGGTCTTGCCCTGTCCGGACTTTCCGACTATGATGCCAAGCCCGATATTCTCCTGACAAGCCTGACACACACCAATGGTATTGATGAAGTCCCGGCTTTCAAAGAACTCAACCTTTGACTTGAGCTTCACTCCGGTGTCCTCTGTAGTGTCCGGTGCTTCAGGAATGCCTTCCGTGTCACCGCTCGCGATCAGAAACTCCGTGATCTTCTTCTCGATCTCTGTCGGGTCTGATGCATACTTTCCATTGAGGTACTGACTCACTGCCGAACGGGAGTAGTTCATTCTCATAGCTGCCTCCGCTTTTGTCATATGCAGTTCTGCAAGTCTCTCATTCATTCGTTCTGCCAGTGTCTTCTCTGTTGTGTAGGTCTTGCTTTCCAATGCTTCCATAGTTACAACCTTCCTTTCTTACTTTCTCAACCGTTTTCTTCGTATGATGCCGCGTCTGATGTTCTTGACGATCTTATTAAGCAGTACCACCACTCCGCATAATGCAAGGAATATGATGGTGCACGCTCCGATGACCGCAAGTACCATGACGAGTACAAAACTCTGATATAGTGTCATCTTAATCTCCCATAGCCCGGAGCTTTCTGAGTGCGCTCTCGGCTTTATTGCTCATATAACTACTGTCTTCAGTTTCTTCTCTCTTGTCTGCCCGGAATCCCTGAGAGTAGGTTCTGTCTTCCGGCATTGCAATGACTTTGCCTTTCTGCTTCTGTTTGCCCTTCATCAGTTCGATGCCGCCTGTGGTCTCATTAAAGCCAACATACTGCTCATTGATCTCCTCAAACGGGATGCGAGCCTCTTCAAGTCTTTCCCTGTCGCGTTTCTGCTGACGTTTCTGCATCTTCAGGTGTTCCTCAAGAGCCTTCTGTGATACTTTCGGAGCTACCTGAAGCAGTTCCTGACAGTAGGCTTCACAGACCTTCTTGCCATTCTTATCAAATACATACAGGGTGCTCATGTCATCCGGGTCGTACTTGATATCCATTTTCCTTCCGATGTAGTCACACAACTCGTCTGAGCGGTACTCGAATCCCCACCGGACAATTCCGATGTTTCTGACAAGCACGTTCTCGGACTTCATCATCAACAATGTTGCGTATGACTTCGGTGGTGCCGCCTTGAAGTATCTCTCCTCGTTCATGAAGCAGTCATATGGGGTCTTGTGTGTTTCCTTGGCTTTCTTCAGTCCGCCATGCTCTGTGTGCATATAGACCTCTGTCAGCCACTTGTGCCATTCCTCATAGAACTCTTCCATCGTCAGGAGTTCACCGTTCTCACACATCCTCTTGATGTCCTTCGTTACCTTGTCGGATGTCTTGGAGCCCGTCAGGGTACCTGTATAACTCTTGAACCACTTCGTGAACCTGTTGCACACCGTCCGGAAGAATCGCTCGATCTGACCCTTGCTCCACGGCTCATACGGAAGAGCTCTGTGGTCATCTTTGATGCCGATGGACTTATAGAAGCCCTTGGTCGTATCATCAAAGTCCATGCCGCTTCTGTCGTTCCTGTCGCGTCCGGTCATTGTCTTTGCCGTGTAGTCCTTACCGTTATCTATGTAGAGGTACTCCGGAATGCCTCCCGGTTCCGAGTACATCATCTTCAACAGTGACTGCTTCAGGATATCGCTGTTCGCATCCTTGCAAAGCACATCGCCCATGATCGCCCTGCTCCTCATATCAACCCATGCCGCCAAGTGCGGCTTGATAGGGATAACCTTGCCGTTCGGCTGCTTGTAGGCAACCCAACAATCGAAGGTATGCTCATCGCCCATGACAATCTGCATGACCTTGAGTCCGCTCGTGTCACGGCTTCCTTTGACCATGACCTTATTCTTGTATTCCCTGCTTCCTTTTGATGCCAAGAAGTGGGCGTTCTTCATTCCCTCATCTTCCATGAGGTATGTGATGTATCTTGTCACCGTCTGATAGGACGGTATCTTCTCCCACTTGTTGACGTTGGCTACCAGTGTCAGCTTCTCATACAGCATCTCACGGGTTCCAAGGTTTGCCGCAAAGTCTTCGTTGAACCATATGTTCTTGATCACCTGTTTGACCTCCGGCTTGATGCTCGGGAAGGTACCGGACTCTTTAGGCTTCCGGCACAGGCACAGCACTTTGAAGAACTCGAACCCGACACCGGACTCCTTCTGAAGCTTGTCCGCCCATGCACAGGCTTCGTTGTACGCCTTCACATATCGGTACAGTGTTCTCTTGCCTGAGCCGAGATGCTCCTGAGCGTACTGCTCGGCATATTCCGTCTTGTTCGCTCCGTCATACTGAAGAAACTCCCTGATCACATTGCCGAGCTCCATGCCCTTGTACCACTGCTCTCTGTAGTTTTCAATGTACCAATCCACATCCGCCTCGACATACCACGGGGCTTCCGGTTCCGGCTGCGCTTCGCCCTCCGGGGAAATTGTTCCGGAAAGTTCTTTCAGCTTCGCCCGTTCCTTCCACGCGTTCCTTGCCTTCTTGGATAATGATGCGATTGCCACCAGTACCGCGTCCTTGCCTCCGTTCTCCGACTTCTCAGTCATCGTGTCGAACTTGTCCGGGTTCCGGGTGATGCGTCTCACCATCGTGTTGTACTTCACGTCTTCAAGCTCGGCAGCCTCAATCAATGTGACATATTCAGCCAAACGTCTCACCTCCTTCATGCTGCTACTTCAATGTCTAAAACCCTCGATATATCCTCAAGGTACTTCTTTCCGCTACGCTCACCGCACAGGATTTTGTGTAGATACTGCTTATTGCATCCAATCAAAGCAGCAAGCTCGACCTGAGTCATACCTTTGTCAATAAGCCTTTTCTTCACTTGTTTCCCGAAGGCAGTCAGCTCCATCTGCTTCGTTTTCATCTGCTCACCTCGCTATAGCTTGTACACTCTCAGTCCTGTCTCCGACAGGCTGCAACTGTACCCGTCCTTCACCAAGTCTTCCACCACTTTAGGCGGTGCCTCGTGGAGAATGATACCTTGTGTGACCTGACCGTCCACCACACTGCCAATGCTCAGGCTGATCGGTGCTGTCAGTTCCTGCATTTCAAGAAGCTTCAGCATCAGCTCCTTGTCTGTCTCTGTGTATTTTCGTTCCATTACAACCTACCTTCCCGATCTACAGCTCTTTGGAGATCGTCCTCTGCTTCGGCTTGCCTCCAACCTTCTTCAAGGACATCCTGCTCACAATCGTGAGGGAGTCCGGTAGGTTCTTGACTACAAGCCAACTGTCCGGGTTCAATCCATGAGCCTTCATGATCTTCTTCTGTTCCAATGTAGGGACTTTTCCATTCTTCATCAGTATTCCACCTCCGTACTGTCAATGATTTTGTCAATTACGTTGAGAATACCGTCAAGCTCGGCAGCCTCTTCCTCAAGTTCCGCCTTCTTCTCAGAGACGATCTCAAGTTTGGCATCGAGCTTCGCCCTGTGCATCGCGAGGAGTTCCATTTCCTCCCCGGTCAATCTGTACTTCATTGCTTCGCCACCTTCCTATATCTATCAGATACGGAGCTCCTGAAGCTCTGCCTCAAGGTCTTTCATCTCGGCTTTGCGTGTGGCAAGCAACTCTGTGAGTGTCTCTATCTCAAGCCTGCATGATGTCATCTTCTCTTCCACTTCTTTTGCTTTCTTGGCTCTTGGTTCCATATCCCTGAAGAGTGCCATGCCAAAGCTTTTATACAGTTCTGCTACTTCGTCCTTGCCGGACACATTTCTGATTACCGGATGGAATTGGTAGACGAACTCGATGAGCTTGTAGTCTTCATCGCTGACCGTGCTTTCAATTCGTTCCTCGAACTCATGCTTCTGCATCCGATACCTTCCTTCCCGGTGTGATTGCCACACCAATGATCTTTTTGATATGCTGCCATGCAGTACGCTTCATGTCTGCATGATCTGCACATTTCCTCGGGAGCCATTCTCATCCCCCTTCCTGCTATCCATTCCTTTGTCCTGACCCGGACGATTTACCTTTATTTTCCGGAGAACTCCGGTTGTGAATTTCAGAAATGCTTGTTATAATTACTGGGTTACAAGTAACCCCCTTGCAAGGATAAGTATATCTCCGTATCCGGAGAATGTCAAGAACATTTCTTCATTATTCGGAGAATATTTTCCGCATCCGAAGAAAGAGAGGTCTATATGGAAATAATTATGAAGAGTATCGGTGAAAGAATTAGAGATAGAAGAAAAGAATTGCGTCTTACACAAACTGACATCAAAGCCGCTTGTGGCATATCTTCAGGCGCATTGAGTGAAATTGAGAACGGAAACAGGACTCCATCAGTCATCATCTTTCATGCACTGTCTGAAGTTCTTCAGTGTTCTATGGATTGGTTAGCAACCGGAGAATCTTCGGAAACAGAGAAAGCAGCTATCTCCGCATCCGAAGACTTTAAGTCGAACACAGAGGAGGAACTCCTGAAGGGATTCCGGCAGCTTGATCAAGACGATCAGGATGAGCTCATGGGACTGCTTGCCCTGAAGCTCCG